AAAGTGGATGGAGAGGGCCGGGCCTGGCTTCAGGAGGCCACGACGCGCCAGCGCCGTGTCATGGCTGACCGACGGTGTCAGCTTAAGCGTGCAACCAAGGAAGCCGACAACGACTACACCGCGTTTGGACAGTCTCCGCTATCTCTAGAGATGAACCCGGATGCCGACGGGCTTCTGTATCGCTGCCACCACCTGCGGGACTGTGCTTGGGGCGAGGACAGCGCCGGCAATGTCGGTGAATTTAACATGAAGTGGAAGCCGACCGCCGCCGAACTGGTGCGGCTGTTTCCGAAGACGGTTCATTCCGAGGTTCGAAGAATCGCTAAAACGGACCCGACCCGCGAGATTGAGTGTCGTCGCACCCAAATGCCGACGCGAGACTATGAAGAGGGGTTCAACGCGGACGCCTATCCCTGGACGATTTGCACGATCGACGTTGAGAACGAGGTCATGCTGGAGGAAGTCGCCCAGGTAAATCGGCGCTATCTTGTGCCGCGCTGGCAGACCGTTTCAGGAAGCCCTTACGCGTTTTCGCCGGCAACCGTCGCAGCTTTGCCGGACGCCCGGCTGATCCAGGCCATTACGCTGACGCTGCTGGAAGCTGGTGAAATGGCGGTAAATCCGCCGCTGATCGGCACGCACGGCGCCATTCGCGACGATGTTCAGCTCTTCTCGTCGGGGATCACCTGGGTCGATGCGGATTATGACGAGAAAATGGGTGAGGCCCTGCGACCTCTGTCACGCGACAAATCGGGCCTACCGTTCGGGATGGAAGCAAAAGCGGAAATCGCCGGTGCAATTCAGACAGCTTTCTATCTGGATAAGCTGACACCGATCCCGAATGTCGACCGGGATATGACGGCCTTTGAAATCTCGCAACATATGCAGAAATACGTGCGCGAGGCGCTGCCGCTGTTTGAGCCGATTGAGGATGAATACAACGGTCCGCTGTGCGAGGAGACCTTTACGTTGCTGATGCCGACAGGGGTGTTCGGTCGGCCGAGCGATATGCCGAAATCCCTTCAGGGTCAGGATATACAGTTCCGGTTTGAAAGCCCGCTGCACGACGCGCGTGAGCGTGATTCTGTTCGGTCATTCATGGAGGCGGCGGAACTGCTCGCCGTTGCCGCGGGCCTCGATCCGCGCGCGCCTGAGATGGTGGATGCGCGTGTCGCGCTTCGTCAGGCCCTGGTCGACATCAAAACACCGGAGAACTGGATCCGCAGCGACGAGGAAATGGCCGAAGCGGATCAAGTAGCTGCCATGCAGGCTGAGGCGGAGGCATTGACGCAGGGGATTGAGCGCGGTGCGGCCGCTGCTAAAGACCTCGGCGCCGCCATGAGCGGGGCCTCCGCATGACGAAGACACCGGCCTGGGATGCGTTTCCCGCCACAAAGGCGGAAATTATGGCCCTCAAGGCGTTGGCCGCTGGAAACGCCAATGTCCATCAACAGAAGCGAGCGCTTAGCTTCATCCTGCACACTGCCTGCCGCCTGAACAGCGTGAGCTTCGACCCCACGAGTGAACGGATCAGCGCGTTCAACGACGGCCGCCGATGGGTCGGCATGCAAGTCCAGCACCTGATCAATACCCCGATCGACAAACTGAGTGCGCAGAGCACCAAGAAGGAGCAGTAGAATGACCGATTCCCAGACCGCGGCCCAAACGCTTGCCGATGAGCTAGATGATGCCGGTACACAGCAGGACGCGACCGTGGAGTCCGGGAAGGATTCCGGAGCAGAAACCGATCAGGGAAAAGATGACGGTGACAAAGGGTCGGAGAAGACCCTTACGCTGGTCGATGATCCAGGACCGGACGATGACAGCAAAACCGGCACGTGGCCGGAAGATTGGCGACAGCGCATTGCTGGCGAGGATGAAAAAGCCCTGAAGCGTCTGGCGCGCTACGGTTCTCCGGCCGATGTTGGGAAGGCACTTCTGGAAGCCCAAAACAAACTGGCGTCCGGTAAACACAAGCAAAGCGCAGAAGCTCCGCCTGAAGGTGCCAGCGAGGAGGAACTAACGGCGTGGCGCAAGGAGAACGGTATTCCAGAGACCCCGGACGGTTATATGGATGCGCTGCCAGACGGTTTAGTGATCGGCGATGACGACAAGGCGATCCTGGACAGTTTCCTGGCTCAGGCCCATGCGACCAACCGGAGTCCTGCGGACGTTGCTGGTGTCATGGACTGGTATGTCGGTATGCAGGAGCAACTGGCGGAGGAACAGCAGAAGGCGGACGCAGAATTCCGACTGGGTTCGCGTGATGAACTTCGCGATGAATGGGGGGCGGATTACAAGTCGAATATCAACATGATCAGCGGCGCCTTCGTTGATGCACCCGAGGGGCTTCGCGACAGCATCATGGGTGCTCGGATGCCTGACGGTTCGCTTCTTGGAGACAATGTCGCGGCGGTGCAGTGGCTGTCCGGCCTAGGACGCCAACTCAACCCCGCGGCAGCGCTGCTGCCCTCTGACGGGCAAGGCGGTATCGCCTCGATCGATGAAGAAATCGCTTCGATCGAGAAGATGATGAAGAATAACCGCAAGGCGTATAACGCAGACACGAAAATCCAGGAACGCTATCGCGAGCTGGTCGCAGCGCGGGATAGGATTCGCGAGAAAGAAAATTCGTAATTGACGAATTAAACGAACAGTAGTATCGAAAAAATCAATCCAACGGACACCCTGCATTTCGATGCAGTCCCGTTCGGTCAACGCCCGTCTAAAAGCACGGCCCCGTTGAGACTGCGGAGCGGCCCCCGGCCCTAGAGGCCTTTAGGGACACCCCGAACCCAGCCACAGAAACGGATACCCCGACGCTTGCGGATTTAACTCTGCAACGAAGGAGATCTGTCATGGCTGATACGGCCTTTCAGACACAGTACCGGCAGGAATTCATTGCCGGATTCGAACAGCACCAGTCTCTGGTGCGAGACAGCACGACCACGGAAGCCGTCATCAAGGGCAACCAAGCGGTCTTTCTGGTAGCGGATAGCGGCGGCGCGGAAGCGACGACCCGCGGCACGAACGGGCTAATCCCGGCACGAGCCGACAATCTGAACCAAAACACGGCAACGCTGGAAGAATGGCACGATCTGGTTCGCAAGACCCAGTTCAACATCTTCGCGTCCCAGGGGGATCAGCGTGAAATCATGCAGATGACCTCTATGGGGGTCATCAACCGCAAGACGGATAGCCAGGTTATCACGGAGCTGAATACAGGCACCAACGATACCGGTGCCGCAGCAGTTGCGTCTCTGAAGATGGTCATGCACGCGCAGACCATTCTCGGGAACAACGATGTTCCGTTCGACGGTCAGGTTTGGGCGCTGATCACACCGGCGTTCCGGGCCTATCTGATGCAGCTTCCGGAGTTTGCATCAGCGGATTACGTCAAGCGTCAGCCGTTTGATGGGTCCGACACCCAGTGGAAGGACCAGCCGGGCTATTACGAGTGGTCCGAGGTTCGCTGGATCGTGCATCCGAACCTGCCCGGCAAGGGTACCGCAGCGGAGAAGTGCTTTATGTACCACTCCTCAGCGATCGGACATGCGGCGGATGTCTCGGGCATGCAGACCCCAGTCGGGTACAACGAGGAGCAGGATTATTCCTACGCCCGCTGTTCCATGACGATGGGTGCCAAACTGCTGCAGAACGCCGGCATCGTGGTGATGAACCACGACGGTTCTGGCTTCGCGGCTCAGTAAGGAGGAAGGAACTATGGCTTACAGCACCTCCAATCCCCCGGCACTGGTTTCGCAGGCGATCGCTGGCGGACCGAGCCTGTGGTTTTATTCGTCCGCCGATGCCATCGCGGATGTCGACGCGGCGGGATACTTCTCCAACGGTGGGGATCTCGGCATGAAAGTCGGCGACTCCCTCATCATCGTGGACACGACGAATTCGCTGAGTTCGATGGGGCAGGTTTCTACGCTGTCCAGCGGCGCAGCGACCGTTGTGGGGCTGACAGCGTTCCCGTAAGGGCAGACGCCAAAACCCCCGTTCAAACCGGGGCCGTCCTTCTTTCCGGAGGGGCGGCCCTTTTCATTTCCGAGACTCTTGGAGGAACAATGACCGTAACGAAAAAAACCGCTTTAAAGCTGCCCGTGCCGCGCATGAAGAGCGCGGAGTACATGCGCCAGTGTCACCGCGTTACGCCGGAAGCGGGTACGCCCTATGACGCTGTGACCGAGCCATCGTACTGGGCGCATGTTGCTCAGAAGATCAATCCTTACGACAAGATCGAGGTCGTCGCCGAAGACGGCGCCTGGTACGCAGAGCTTCTGGTTCTGTCCGTGGATAAGATGGCGATCACCGTGCGTGAGATTGTCCTTATCGATCTTCATGGCGACAGCACCGAGGATGCAGAGGGGGATCAGGAGCAATCCGATTACTTCTCAAAGTATCGTGGACCGCACCTGCAATGGTGTGTCATGCGTCGTTCCGATCAGGCGTGCGTGCGCGACAAGATCCAGACCAAGGTCCAGGCCCAACAGGAAGCTCTGGACCTTGGTAACAGTCGGGTTGCGGCGTAATCGATGCCCGATCAGCTGTCGATCTATAACGGCGCGCTGAACCATCTGGGTTTGCGGGAACTGGCGTCGCTCGCGGAAAACCGTGAGCCGCGCCGTGTTCTGGACGGTCACTGGTCTCGGGGATTTGTGCGGACCGGCCTGGAAGAGGCTCAGTGGACCTTCGGTAATCGGACGCTAAAGATCGAATACGATCAGAACCTGTCCGGCGAATTTGGGTTCCGCTACGCCTTTCCAAAGCCGAGCGACTACTGCCGAACCATGGCGGTCTGTTCTGATGAATACTTCCGAAACAGTTTGACTGATCAGGAAGTGTCCGACGAGGGCGGGTACTGGTGGTCGGACTATACGGAACTCTACGTCAAAATTGTGAGCGACGATGCTTTGTATGGTGGAGACCTATCGCTCTGGCCGGAGAAGTTCACACGTTGGCGCGAGTTGGAACTGGCGGTTCTTTCCTGCGAACGACTAACGCAGGGCGCCAGCAAGAAGGCCGATTTGCAGCGCGATGCGGCCAAGGCGTGCCTTGATGCGAAATCCATTGACGCGATGAACAAGGGCGCAAAGGTCATCCCGGCTGGTCGGTGGACGCGAGCACGTCATGGAAGCCATCTGGGTTACCGTGATCGCGGTAGCAGGACACAGTTCTGATGCCACGGGAAAATCCAGCCAAGCTCGCCTTCAACCGGGGCGTCATCGATATCGAGGCCTTAGGCCGGATCGATCTGGCGAAGGTCGAATTCGCGGCGGAAACGCAGACGAACTGGATGCCGCGCGCGTTGGGGTCCATGGGGCTGCGGCCTGGGATGGAGTATAAGCGCAGCACACGGAATGACTCCAAGGCGGTGCATGCCACCCTAATTTACGATCGCGCCGATACCGCGGTGGTCGAACTGACAAACGGAGTAATGCGCGTCGAGATTGCAGAGGCGATCTTGACGCGGCCGTCTGTAACCACAGTGGTTACGAATGGGACCTTTACCAGTGATGTTGCGAACTGGACCGACAGCGACGACACCGGAGCGACATCTGCCTGGGCGACAGGCGGATATCTCTCGCTGGTTGGCACCGGGTATGCGGCTGCGCGCAGGCGTCAGCAGGTCACGGTCGCGGTCGCGGATCAAGGAACGGAACACGCCTTACGGGTCGAAATATTCCGCGGTCCGGTTTCCATCCGCGTTGGGTCAACCAGTGGCGGG